GCCGAGTTTTTAGTATTCGGTGGACCTGACGGACCAATGACTCAAACAGAAGCAGCGCTTGCTGCTGGGTATAGTCCTAAACGTGCAAGACAGGAAGGATCAGAACTATGCAACCCAAGACTGTCACCGCTTGTTGTTAAGCATATAGGTGAATTGAAAGAAGAAAGATTACGTAAACATGAAGTAACTTACGAAGGTCATGTAGCAGAACTTGCTAGACTTCGTGAAGCTGCTTTGAAGAAAGGTTCTTTCTCTTCTGCTGTAAACGCTGAAGCCAATCGCGGTAAGGCAGCAGGATTATACATAGACAGAAAAATAATAAAAACTGGGAAACTAGAAGACATGTCAGAACAAGAACTAGAAGCAAAGATGAAACAAATTTTAACCGACTACGGTCAGATAATTGATGTGACTCCATCTAAATCTTCTGAATCTTCTTTACCCAAGCCCGAGGAATCATCGTCCGATCCCCAAAACTAATTCCATCGTTATCTTTATCGTAAGACGCAAACAGTTTAATATGGTTTTTTGTTTTTTCATACAACCAACCCTCATTAACTGGTTTAGCTAATTGCATCTTATCAAATTCTTTCTCGTTAGCCCAGCCAGAGTCACTGACGCAATCAATCCACTCCACCCTGACTTTCGGATAAGGTATATCGGGAGCACTCTCAGTAGCAATTCTTTTTCGTCTTTTCCTAGGCATATAGGTTTCTACCACAGATTTTTATTTTTAAAAACTCTTCTCGCGCGCGTGAACCCGAAATTGATGGTACATTATAATTTGTACTAAAAATAAAAAGTGTACTAAAAAGTGTACACCCTAAATGTAGTAATATCAATGGTTTACAGCTAAAAGTACACTTGGACACTTTATTTCGGAGATAAAAAAATATTTTTTTTATTTCTGTCACAGAATCCTATAGTACAGTTCTATCTGCCTCTTTTTTGCCATAATATTTCCTCATTGCTGCCAATTTGTCCTCTGCGCCTGCAATAATCTCCAGTAATTTGTCCACTTCGCCTGTAATATCGACGTGTTCTGGTATTATTATGTTATTTTCATTCAAAGACTGTATTTTATACAACGAGTCCTCAATGAGTGCTTCATATCTCTTTAGAAGCGTTCTAAACAGCATGTCGTTCATGTTTCCTCCTATTCATAGTTTGCCTTTTATCTGTTTTTTGACTATAATCTCGCGCTTGTTTTCTACATTTATCACCCTCTACTTTAGAATGATTATAATCTAGCCACTCAGCGTGTATCTCAAGTATCTCGTTTTTCAAAGTCCCCTGCTTCGATCTTGACATCTGCTTTCTCCTTTTCATCAAATATTATATCGTGATACGCGTTCAGTCGTTTTAAAAACTTATGTTTATAGCTCCGTAGTTCATGGTCCGTGATCCGAAATTCTTGGTAATATAAGTCTGGCGTACACATCATGATCACACCTTGACGTATCGCTGACCCGTGCACATAGTCATGAGCCATGGCATACGCAGCAATTTGTAGGTAATAATCTTCTATCCACTCTTTCTTCTTCGGTCTGTTAGACTGTTTAAAATCAACTATAGTTTCTAATCCATCATGAAGGCATACGAGGTCAGTAGACCCAGCGTAAAGGCCAGGATAATATAACGTAACTTCCGACCCGTACCACTCTTCAACCGGCGTAAGACCATACTCAATAACTTTTTCGGCCATGGCTTTCGCCTCCTGTCCGAGCCCTGTAAGATCATCGTACCCAGTGCCGAGGATATAGTGCTCCAGGAATTTGTGCATGGCAGTTCCGCGGTTACTAGATAAATTTTTGATTCTGTCAGCTTCTTTTTCTCCAACTTTCGCCTTCCAATCTTTTATGAATTGTTGATCTTTGGTCTTGCCCAATATAGTAGTTACACTTGGAAGTCTAGTACCATTTACATCATAGAGCCGTGATCCGTGTTCCTCGATACGTGTTGCATCCTGATATTTATATTTCTCACTATGCTTGATCGCTTTACCTATGTTATGAAATTCTTCGATGTCTTTATCACCCATCATAGTTTTTTTTCTAGTTCTTTTAAATACTCTTCGTCCTCGTTATCTTTCAACATATCTTTTTTAATCTGTGAGATAGGTGCAGAGTCATGAACATTACCAGATACAGACACACGTACACAGTCAGATTGAAACGGACTAACCCAGTGTTTTAACCACGCAGGAAAGATATACATATCTCCCTCTTTCGGAAAAGCAGACATATAACTTATACAATCTCTAGGTCCTTCGCCATACATAAACTGTATGCCTCCAGGTCCAGAACTCTTACCTTTATACGCTTCGTTCTCTTTCCTTAACTCTTCGGGTATAGATAAATATATTACAAACGACAACTTACCATCGTGATCGTGCGGTGGGTTAAACTCAAACTGTCTTTGAAAGTTACACCACAACGCAGTCAAAGCGTATTCTGGTTTGTGTTTATATTTTTTATTTGTGTATCTTTGATAACATTCATCGTATACACCAAGGTATGGTGATAGATGTGGTATGATTATTTCACGTTGCTTTTGAGTATAACCACGTTCTTTTGCAATCTGTCCTGCAAGTTTGTCTGAAAAATCCATCTCAGTTTTCTTTGCTTCGTCCAATAAAATTTTTCTAAAATCATCTAAGATTGAAAGCTTTATCAAACATGGTCCCCAGTTAAATGTATTAACAGCTAT